AGCTCGGCGTCTGCCATGTCCTTCTGGACCTTGCGCTGCACCTCAGCTTTCTTGACCTCAACCTCAGCCTGCTGCAACTGAATAATCGGATCCTGCTGCATCTGTTGAGCTTGTTGCTGCGCGGCCTGCTGCTGGTGAGACTGGGTAAGTTGTTTACCTGCTTCAGCCATGAGCTGTGAAAGTTGCACTTCAAGCGCTTCAGGCAGGGGAGCATCAGGCGGCGGCAAGGGTGCACCCAGACGCTCCTCGATCTGCTTACGGTAAGTAAACCCAAGGTGCTCGGCAATGTGGGCTTGCAGTGCAGCCATGATCTGCTGTGCCAACGGGTTCTGCCCGATAGACTGCATGATCATCGGGTCCTGCATGAAGCTCATGTGAACCGCAATGTGCGAGTCGTGGTCCTGATAAATAAACGCCTTGAGCGGCTTGCCCGTGAGCGCCCCCATGTTCTCGCTGATCGGATCCCGAGGCTTCTGGTCCTCTGCCATCGGCACGAGCTTGTCCGTGTTCTTAATGCCCAGCACCTCTAACATCTGTCTGTGCAGGTAGGGCAGGTCATAGATTTGAGGCGCACTCTGCGCCATCTGGAACGCAGCTTGGTACTGCACCACCCGCTGAGCCATCGTCGTGCTGTTTGGATCGCTGACCGGGATCACCTCCACGACCGCGTAGTCCTCAGCCCGGGCACGCCTGTCCACCCCTTCAGGGAGGTAGTCGTACGGCTCATCTGCATACTCGGCAATGATCGCTTTCAGGAGCTTGAACTCCTGCTTCATCGCAAAGTGGACCCGGGCCTGCACCGCCGCCATGGGCTTGAGCGTGCGCTCAAGGAGGGCAAGTGTCGTACCCACCGGAGCTTGAGCACTCATATCAGAGATGTTCATATCGCTGATCGCAGCGAGCCTCCGGCCCTCCTGCGTGATCCGCTCAAGCAGACCTGCTAGCACTTGACTAGGCTCTTTATATGGCAGAGCCATGATGTTGTCTTTGACAGTGCCACTGGGCACCTCAACATCTCGCCACTCGCCCGGAGCGATCGGAGTATCGTCGCCCTTGATGCGCAGCCCCCGGCTCTTCAAACCACCCGGAAGATTTGATAACGTACCGGAATCGACCAGCTGCCGGATGATGGATGTACCCGCGATCGCATAGCCGCCCACCACGTGGATGAGACCCAGACCATAAAACCCAAAGCCCGGGATATAAACATAGTGAACAAAGTGCTGCCGTTTGAGCGTAAGCGTGTCGTCGGGGTCCCAGTTACGCCGGATCGCCAAGACCTTTGTAGTGCCTTTGTCGATGGTGATGACATACGGTTTAGCAAGCCCGTCCTCGTCGAACTTGGGCAGAGCCCGCTCGACATGCGCCTCGTAGACGGCGTACCGGTTGTCGTTAGTAAGGGTATACCCACCCTCTTCGGATTTCTTCTTTTCGATATCAGTGAAGAACGAGACCGGCTCACCCAGCTCCACGTCGCGGTAGAACCCCTCAGCCATGAGGCGGTTCATTTCATTCTTGGTTTTACGCATGATATGCGTAACCCGCTCAGCATTCTCGATATGGGACTCCCCATAGGGCACGATAACGTCTTCAGCGTTAACGTAGATCGAGACCTGCCGACCAAGCCGGGGGTCGTAATAGACTTTTTTAAACGAAGAGCCCGCAAGGCCCAGCGCGTATAGCATCCGCTCGTGCTCTGACCGGTACTCAATCATTCGCTCGGTCAACTGATAGTTCATATCAGCGCGGACCCGCTCGGCAGCCTCTTCCTTGATCCGGTCGATAGCCCCCACGATCTTAGTTTTAACAGGACCTGACGCCGGGAACGTCTCGCTCATTGTCTCCGCTTGGAACCGAATCACAGCCTCAGCCAAGAGCGTTGAGAACACACCGCAGGAGTCCTCCCACGGATCCGTGCGTTCTTCATACTTGAAGCCCAGCACCTCCAGACCCTTCACGTACATATCGGCCCAATCTTTCCGGGCAGCCACGTCAGCATCGACCTGACCCATGATTTCAGAGGCAAGCTCGGCCAGCTCGCTCTCGTCCATCTGCTCGGCTAGGTTGGCAGAGAAGTCGTCCTCCTCTTCGCCATCTGGCTCCAGCGTGATCTCCATACTCCCATCAGACAGCGTGACGGAATCAGGGTTCACGATCTCAATCTCAAGCGGCTCCTCGTCCATTGCAGCTTGTTCCAAGCCCACGGGTGCCGCATAGAGTGCGGGAGACATACTGTTCGTAGCCATGACAATTCCTAAATAAGTTTCCAGCCACCTGAAGAATATTCCTCAGGCATTAAGATGTTACCGCCGCGACTGTACCCTCTAAGTCTTTCAAGAGCCTTTTCGGCTTCCTGCTCATTCCGACGCCGAGCCGCGCTACCATATCTATCAATCCATTCCTGCTCGCCACGATTAGCATCGCTTGGGGTCATAGACAGTGGAGTGAGCATTTCCCCCACTAATTCCCTAGCAGGTGTGAAATTTCCTTGTGTGGCTGCTTTAACAGCTCCAGCCCCACCAGCAACCAGCGCTGCTATCCCTGTTTTTGCCGGTCCAAGACGGCTTGGACGCGGGTAAACTTCAGTTATCTTGTTGCCAAAATGTATGCCTCTACCCGCGTCTCCAACAGGGCTATCTTGTCTATATATCTCTACCGGGGACATACCAACTTGTGGCTTTGTCGTGTATGGCACTGTTGCTAACCGTTCTCCGGCTTTTCTAGGGCCATAGTCCTCGGTGAGCTCTAATGCTGCGGTACCGGTCGGTTTTCCATCTTTCATCACCGGCACAAACCGCACGCCCATATCAAGGTTTTGGAAATAACCGGCCACCTTGCTTGCATCTTCTAGGCTCATGTAAACAGTCTTGCCAGAGCGAGGCTGGATTTCGTAGCCTTTTCCTCGTCTGTTACTGGGTTCTCGGTATCCAGTGGTTGTTGCGTCGGAATGAGATGCATACGTTGAACCGGCGTAGTTGGGCTGGTTTGCCCGTATGGTCTTAAACAAATACAGAATATCGTCTGTGCCAGACGGCAACTTTAGTAGCGATTCATAATCCATACTTGCACCCGTTTAATAATACCTATTGCGACGCCGCAACCGATAGAACGGCTCATCTTTCTCGTCTGAGGGCAGCTTGATGAACCCACCCTGCCTGAAGCGCATCAGCGCCATCACCGTTGAGTCCACCAAGTCGTCGTGACTCATGAATGGAAACCCAGCGATCTCCTCGATAACTTCTTCAGCCCAACGAGTCTCAGGCACCCATACAAGTCCTGATGAGATAATATCGGATACGGAGTTCAGACGTGCTAACTTGTCACCCGTACCGCGATGTGGGGTGTACTCCTGAACCGGCAATCCCGTGCGGCGCAGCTCCTGATAAAGCGCAGTCCCGGCAGACTTCTTCTCCACGATGAACGCATCGGGCTCCCACTCTTTCCACTGTTCGAAAGCTTTCTGCTTGAGCTCTGGGAACTCCATCCGCTCTTTAATTGAATTGAGCAGGATGATGTTGTACGCCTCGGTCTCCTCGTTTAAGAAGACACCCCATGTGGTGATCGCAGTAAAGTCAGCCCGGTTGTGGGTCTCAGCCGCCGCATCGAGCGACATGATCACGTACTCGCAGTCAGGCGGGTCCTCTTTTTTCCATATCTGCCACCACTCCCGCTTGATCACCGCAGCCTCTTCAGCCGTCGGGTTCTGCTGATACTGGGCGTTCCACTGGAATGTGGGCATGGACGCCTTGGTGCGGTACAGGGCAGCAAGATCAAAAAACTCAGGCCAGAGCGACTTCTCTACAATCGCCCCGGTCTCTTTGTCTTTAATCTCAAGAATCGCTGGGAACTCAATTACTTCGTACTGGTCCGTCCGATCGTCCTTACCCATATCTCGGGTCACCTGTCCTGTCAGGTCATCCTGATGCCATCGAGTCTGCACTATCGCCACACATCCCCCCGGCATCAACCGGGTCCGGGCACCGTACGTAAACCACTCATAGGCTTTGGTAAACACATCAAAGTTTCCATTGATGATGTCTTGCTCGTTATGAGGGTCGTCTACCAGCAGCAAGTCCGCTCCGCGCCCCGCAAGGGCAGAGCCCACACCGCACGCGAAGTACTCGCCCCCCGCATTGGTGTTCCATCGCCCAGCCGATTTTGAATCCGCCGAGAGCGCAACAGTCGGGAAGATCTGTTTATAGGCAGGGGTATCAATTATGTTTCGGACCTTGCGTCCGATGTCTACGGCAAGGTCTGTGGTGTGAGACACCATCAGGATCTTCTTATTAGGGAAGCGCCCTATAAACCAAGCCGGGAAATAGATCGAAACAAGCTGTGT